AGTTCTAACTTTAATTTAGAAGCTAACATTGTAAAGTTTTTACCTTGCATATGATCGTACTCATGTTGAAATACTCTTGATGTTAGTCCAGTAAATTTACCAGTTTGTTCTTTACCTTCCATATCAAGATATGTAAACTCTATAAACTTTGGTCTTTTCAATGCTAAAAACAAAAATGGGTATGTTAAACAACCCTCTGTAAACATTTCTGTTTCTTCTGATTCAAATGTAATTTTAGGATTAATATACAATTCAAATTCATCAGTTCGTAAATTTGTATACATAACAAATGCACGAATAGGTAAACCACATTGATTCGCACTCAAACCTATACCACGATAATTCTGCATAGTCTTTACTAAATTATCTTTTAATTCTTGTGGTGTTAGATTATGTTTTTCTTTTAATTCTTCAATAGTAATCTCTGGTAGTTTAACACTCAAAGATGGACTTGAAGAATCTAATAATTTATATACCATTATAACTCCTTTCTAAACGATATGACTAAAATTCCTTTCTTTCTTAAAATGAACAACACTTCTAAACTTATCATACAAAATATCTTGTTTGTGTGATATAACAAATATATTTTCATCTTGAAAAGTATTTAATATTTTTAAAAACTCATCTGTACCATTTGCATCTAATGAGCTGTCAAATATCTCATCAAGTATTAATAGATTTGTACTTACACTATTTTTCATTTTTGCAACAGCTCTCCAAGTGAATAATAATGCTAAATCTATTCTCATCTTTTCACCCTCTGAAAAGTTTGCATATGAAAATACATCTCTAAATCTTGACTTAATTGTTTCATTAAAATTTTCATCAATATTAAAGTTAACAAAAAAGTCCATACTTGTCAAGTAAGTGTTTATTAACTTATTCATAATAGGTAAATATTGTTTTACAATCTTTGTTTTAATACCAGAATCTTGTAATAAATTCTTTGCAACATCAATGTAAAATTTATCTACATTATATTTTTGTTTTAATTCTTCTAGTGTTTTTAATTCACCTTCAAGCGAACCTAACTTCTTTACATCTTCATCAGAAATATCTTTGTTACTATATTTTGTATTATCTGATTCTAATTTACTATTAAACTTTTTCAATTCATTTAATGATGTTGTAAGTTTTGCAGTTTCTACTTTAATACCATCTAACTTTGTTTTACATTTATTCCATGCAGATAGTTTACCTTTTTCAGTTTTTTCCATATCTGAAAGTTCTTCTAAAGCTTTATCTAATTCTTTTATCTTTGTATTGAAATCATTTATTTTTTTCTGTTTAAATTCATCAGTAATGACTTGTTCGCAAGTTGGACAATCATCATGATCTTTCCACCAATCAATCTGATTATCAAAATGTGATTTCTTGTTTTCTAATTTACCACTTGTTGAATTTATCTTTGTAACTTTCTTTGTACTTTCTTCATATGCAACAGAATCAATATTTTTATTTTCTTTGTCGTATTCTTCTTTGAAAGTATTTAATTCTTTTGTTTTAGTATCAATAGTTTTATTGTTTTCTGATATCTGGTCATTGTTACTCTTAATAATTGATTCTTTGTTTTCACTTAAATCTTTTATATACTTCTTATGTAAGTCTATTTCTTTTTGAGTGATAACCATTTTATTTTCTAATGCAGTTGTATTCTCTAATAGTTCTTTTGCTTTTGTTTTGAGAATAACATTCATTAAAGAAAATATCTTTATATCTAAAATATCTTCAACAACTTCTCGTCTTACTTTTGATGACAATTGCATAAAAGGAACAAATGTTGATGTTCCTAAAATAACAACTTGAGTAAATGAACGATAGTTTAATTTTAGAATATGTTGTTCTAATTGTTCTTGATAATCTTTTGCGGCCGCATCTTGATTCATTAGTGTGTTATCAATATAAACTTCAAACTTGTTTGGTTTCATACCACGAACAATTTTTACATACTTACCATTTGTTTCAAGTTCTATTTCAACTACAGTTCCTGATTCGTTTATTGAATTTACTAATTGTGATTTTGTGATTGTTCGATATGGCCTACCAAATAAACCAAAACATAATGCATCAAGAATGGTAGATTTACCTGCACCATTTTCACCTACAAATAATGTTGTAGGATTTCTATCAATCTGAATCTCTGTAAAGTTATTACCTGTACTTAACAGATTCTTATATCTCACATATTTAAACTTTAACATAAATTATAATTCTAAATCACTCGCTTCAACATATAAAGATTTCATCATACTTGTTAATCTTTTCTTATCAATATCAACATCAAGTTCTTCAATATACTTTTCTAATAAAGTTGTGGTATCTTCTGCATTTTCTACAATTTCATCAGATACATTTTCTGCACTTAAATCAGAAAAATCTTCTACAATCTTTACTTCGTATGTTCCTGCTTTTGTTAAACAAGTGTCAATAAACCTATCAAACTTATACAAATCTTTTTTATTTACAACAATTACTTTTACATACTTTTCATTTAATTGTGTAAAATCAAATTTATCGTAATCTTTGTTAGTATCATCATAATAAACTTTGTGATATATTGTATACGGATTTTCTATTCTTGTCAACTCTCTAGTATCTGTATCGAAAACATGAAAACCTTTTGGGTCTTGATAATCAGCCCAAGTTATTTGATATGTTGTTCCAAGATAAAAGATATGACCATCATCAGACTTCTTGTGAAAGTGACCAGAGAATACTGTATCAAACATTTGAAACATATCTCTAGGATAACCATTTTCAGAAAAATGTCCTTTGTGCATTTCAAAACCATTTATTTCTAAATGACCAAAACAAACTTGTGCATTTGTTTCTTTCATTTGTTTAACAGTATTGTTATAATTTTCTACATTAATCCAAGGAATAAAAAATAAAGGCAAACCATCAAATTCAACAGTCTGACATTCTGAATATATTTTTATTTTATCTGATTTACCATTTACTAATTCATCTAAAGAATTTACATCATTTGTATTTTTATAGAATGTATCATGATTACCAACCAACATATGTAAGTTAATATTCAAATCTATAAATCTCTGAATAAACTTTTCTCTAAAGTCTTTTGCAATCTTATATGATACAAACTTTCTTCTATCCATAACATCACCAAGATGTATAACTGTATCAATGTTATTTTCTTGTATGTAAGGAAAAAATGTATTATCCCAAAACTTGTAGAAATAAGAATTGAAATTATCATTATCATTTCTTGCACCGAAATGAGTATCAGTAATTAAAGCTATTTTCATTCTTTTTTCTTTTTTTCTTCGTCATAAAACTTTTCTAAACCTTTTGGTTCTGTCTTTTTCTTTTTAGGTTTATAGACATCTTCATCAGGTAGATAGTTTTGTTGTAAGTATTCTATAAATTGAGTGTGAGCTCCAACATCATCTTCTTCAGTTAAAATATCTACATTTAGATTCTGAATCATTTTATGTTTGATGTGTTGTTGTTTTTTCTCTTTCTGTATTCTACGAACAAATGCATAATATATGATTTGTGTAAAATAAGCAAAAGGATTCTTTGATTTTTCAGGATTGAAATTACTTGCATATTGTAGACAATTTTCTATACCATCAGAAATCATCTCATCACGATATGTGTAATTTATAAAGTTTGGTTTGTAAGATAAATGATTTGCAATTTTAAGAAAACATTCACCAATATAATTTGTTACTGGTGGTATACCTTCATCTTCTTTTGCATTATTACATTTCTCTTTCCACTCAATCATAGCTTGTAGAAATTCTTTATTATCTACATAATGTTTTGTATCTTTAGTTGTCATTGTTCTTCCTCACTTACATTGTCATATTATATACTTTTATAATAAAAGTGTCAAGTAACTAAAAAAATATTTAAATTTACTTGACAAGCCTTGACATTTATGATACTATTCTGTGTCGGTTTTGATAAAGTATTAGTGTAATAATTTACTTGGTGATAATAATAATCTAAACTTTTCTACGAGTTCTTCTTCTATTTCATCAAGTTCTTCGTTAGTAGGTTCTTCAACATCTTCTAGAAAATCTTCATCTCTGTTTTTAAATTCAGTATTATATTTATTTAATTTATTTAAACAATATTCATAAAATTTAGATAAACCCTTTTCAGGTTTTGTAATTACTAATATTTTACTAACATCTATTTTGAAAGATTCATCTTCACAGAAATGAATCCATTTACAAAAAGAAATTCTTTCTTCAAGAATACCTCTCTTTTCACTTGGAATACTAACTAATTTTAAAGGATTAGTAATTTTTATATAATTTTTTTCTTCATTAGTTGTAATATCACAAACGATTTCTTCACCACTTGTAAGTTTGAGTAGTCTATGTTTATCTATCATTCATCAGCCTCTGTTATAGTTAATTCACCAGCTTCTACAAGTTTCATTATCATCACATAGTGTCTGTTATCTTCTGCTATTGGTACAGATTTAGGAACTCCATCTATAAGACAACTTATTGATTGAAGTTCTCCATCAGTTCCTCTTCCATATTGTGCATTTGTAATTTCCATATTACCTCCTATAATTCAGAATCTGCTTCATAATGAAATAAAAGTCCTCCACCAACATTAGCATTGCTAGTAACAGAAAAATAAGGAAATCCCATTCTTCCTCTGTCAATAACATTGACAGAACCTAAATTTGCATCAGTTTGGGATGCCGTACCATCTACACCCATAAATCTATGACCATGATTAACTAATCCATTGCTTGGCTGTATTATTGCACAAGTTGGAAACGCCCTCATTAAAACAGGAAATTGTACTTGTGCTCCATAACGATTACCCGTTATTCCGTAACCATATGAGCAGCCTTGATATGTACCTCCGTTTAGTTTTCTTGTATGAATATAATATCTTAAACATTTTTGTTCTATTGTATCTATTGGCTCAAACTCGAATCCTGTTGCAACATCTCCTACTTCTAATTGGCAACCTGTGAAACTAATATTTCCTTCGACACCTTGAAAAAAATTCGAGTCAGCGAGAGGTACATCAGATGAAGTTGCATGATACATAACAGGAGAGAACAATATTGGAGAATAATCATACCAAGTATTTAACTGATAATGTGTAACTGATGTGCCTGCTATTATTGAGAAGTATACACCTATACCTTCTCCGTTATCATTGTTAATAGTTTTATCTGTTTGGCCAGGAATAGTAATTATTTTTTTCTCCCATGTATCAGTTGCATTAATTTCTACAGTTGTAGCATAAAGGTATTGAGCATCAAAAAATTGAAATCCAACAACTAATTTTTTAGCTTGTGACGATTTAACCCAAAATGAAAATGTGAAAGGCTTAGCATCACTTGTTCCCCACATTAAGTGTTGGCAATTTTGTGCTTCTATTATTTGACGCATAACAAATTGTGTTACTTTTTCAGAATTTCCAAAATTATTTTGATTGTAAGTGCCTGATTCACCAGTACCTGTTTTTATAATTTTTGTTGAATATGAAAATCCTTGTCCAGCAGGAACATCTGTTGACCGTTCAGAAAAAAGGTCTCCTGATCGAATACCAGATTGATTTCCATCATTAAAACCAAATGCCCATCTGTCTTGTGTATCATATGCAAAAGGAGCTTCTATTCCTGCACCACCAGATTGAGTTATTTGTGTATTTGCACTAGCTCTCTGCCAAATATTCATACCACCGTTAATTATTAAATTTCTCTCCCCAACCCTTGAAACACCTTTACCATCACTTAAACTTGAACCTTCAACTAAATCTCTTATGTTTTCATCCATCTCCTCATAAGTCAATGCTGAACCTTTAACACTTCTTTTAGTAATTGTCATTTGAAATAAACTCCTACAAAACTTTTAGCTTTTAAAACTCCGTCATCAATAAAAGACTCTGTTGCACTTGGATTGTCTACAAAATAATCACTATTAATATAACCAAACAAATCTTTTTCTTCATTTGTTAATGGTTCTGTAAAAACATAACATTGATCTGTCAATTGTTGTTTAACAACAGGGTCTGTTTCTACTGCTATTTGACCTAGTAATGTTGCATAGTCTGGTTTAGCCATTATTTTATTTTTATCCTTTGTAATTCGTAATTAAATTTTTCTTCGTTGTATATATTTAGTCTTTCTAAAAAATGACCTAATGTATAATTTCTTTTACTTTTATATCTTAAATCATCAGCAATATCATAAAGTACAGCTTGTTCTTTTTGTTCACTCTTTCTTAAACCACGACCAATAGATTGTAATGTTCTGATTCTACTCTTTGATGGTGATGCAAAAACTATGTTATGTAAATTACGAATATTAATACCAGTAGAAAATGTTCCATATGATGCAATTATAATCGCATCTTTTTCTTCTTCAGTAATTTCTCTAATCTGTTCTCTTGTCTGTGTATCAGTTCCACCATAAACAAAAAATATTCTTCTCTTTGTATCATTCTTAATTAAATCATAAAGTTGTTTACCATGTTTCTCTACAAACTGAAATAATATTAAAGTATTTCTATGTAAAACAAATGCAAGATTTTTTATGAATTCATTTCGTTTTGTATTCGTAACAATAAAATCTATTTCATCTTGGTACTTCATATCTTTTACAAGTTTACAAACTTCTTCAGGATACGATAAAACTAAACATCTTATTTTAAAATCAGACAATGTTTTCTTATCAATTAATTCTTTTGTAGAAACTACTTTGTTTAGAGAACCAAATAATCCTTCTAATACTAATCTATGTGTTTGTGTGCCATCAATAGTTCCAGTTAAACCAAAACGATATTTACATAAATGTAACTTTGTCATTATTGATGTTAAAGATTTTGCTTTGAATAAATGAGCTTCATCACCAAATACACAACCAAATTGTTCAAAGTATTTTTTAGGCATTTTATAGATTGATTGCCAAGTTGATATTACAATATCTTTTTCTACTTTCTTATCATGTCCTTGATAAATCTTTTGCATATGATATTCTAACCAACCATAATCTAAAAAGTCAGAATACATTTGTTCTACTAGTGATGTTGTTGGAACAAGTATTAGTATTTTTTTGTTTTCATCTCTTAATAATAAATTATAATATCTTACTAATGAATAGATGATTAACGATTTACCACTAGCAGTAGGGCTAAGCAATAATGCACGATTGTTTCTGATACCATAGTCAATGGCGTCAATCTGATAATCTCTAACTGTAATACTTTTTCCTTGAGATTTAATTTTAAGACTTTTAATAAATTTTGATAAATTTTCTTTAGATAAATCATTGTTAATTTGTAAACTGTCATCAAGTTCATATTCTTCCCCATATTCTTTTGCCCATTTTAATAAGTAAGATAAAAGACCAACATAAAGTTCCCCTGTTGTTACAGAAAATAATCTTATCTTACCATCCCAAATTCTATTTCTATATGCTGGCATAAAACGAGCGCCAGGTACTTCAAATGTAAAATAATCTGAAAGTGCCATTGCAGTTGATCTCTCACAATCAACTCTCATGTATACTTCATTTATTTTTTCTATTTTCATATAAACTGTGGGCCACGAACCCAACCAACTAAACTTTTTCTAACACCCTTTGTTATTGGTCTTACTCTGTGCCACAAATTAGACCTGAAACAAACCATTTCATTTTTTTCTAATACAATAGTTTCAAACCTTTTACCTTTTATATTAGGGCCATGTATTTCTATATCAAGTTCACCACCCTCATATTCATTTGGGTCATTTAATCCAATAGAAAAACTTAATTTTCTTGTAGTAGGTGTAGATAAAAAATTAGAATCTGTATGCCAATTATAATATTGGTCAACATCATAAACTGTGTATTGTAAATCCTCTAGAATAGTTAAATGATATTTCCAATTAGCTTCTAAATTTAAAAAACTTATAACAGAAAATAAATTTTGTTTTACTACATTATCTTTAATAAATTTTATTTTTGAATCTCTACTTTTTAAATTTACTTCAGTTTGTTCATTTTTTGTATTATCAGCTTTACCAACTTCTCCAGATATAAATTTTGAATCTACTACACGAATATTCTGCAACATCATTTCATCTAATTTATAAATCAAATACTGGTCTATAATTTTATTCATCCATACCTTCCATGAATCTTCTCCAATTAATAATATTTTTAATTTCAAAACTTCTACTATTAATTGTTTTCAAAACTTCTTCACAATAATCTTTACAAGTTTCAAAGTATTCTTTTTTCTGTAATAGAGTATTTAATTCTTCATCGGCTTCTAGATAGATTGGAATATCACCACGAAGAATTTTGTGGTCGAATGGTTTATCTCTATATACTTCAGGACTTGCTTTACCAGCGTAGTATTCCCATTTTTCTTTTTTCAAAGTTAGATAATCAAAATGATGTTTTCTTTCTTGTAATCTATATTTTGAGAATAGTCTTAAGTATTTTATTTTGAGTGCATGAGTACGAACGGTTTCTTTATCACATTCGATATCATCTATTGTTATGTCTTTTTCTGATTGTATTTTCAATTCTTCGAGGGTCATAGTGAGTTCCATAATTTAAAAAGAGAGTGAGCAGTTTGGTTTGCAACTTGCAGTTTCTATATTATCTATTGAAAGACTGAAAGGTTGTCAAATGTTCAAGCCAACCTTAAACTGCTCATAATTATTTATAAAGTTTCAAATTCATAAATTGAATATTTGAAAGTTACTGTAGCTGTTAATGGTGTAGTTGTTGTAGATTGAACATCATACTCAACACCAGTAAGTGCAGATGGATACAAACTTTTAAAATTAACTCTGACAGTTGGATTATTTTTATTTGTCAAAATAGTTAATGTTGCATCACTTTCTAATGCAGATATGTTTGCAACTTTTGAACTTGTGTCTGTTCTACTAACATCACCACCTGCGTTTGGTTTTAATCCAGTTTCACCAGATGCAATTGCGTTTGCAAATTGTGTTGTACTTTTTGGAAAACCTATACCAATAATCCAATCATGTACTTCAATATAATTTGCAAAATTTTCTTGTACAATAAAAGTAAGATTTAAATCTTCGTAATTTACAACTTCACCCATTGCAGGTATTCTTTTAAATCTTGTTGTATATTCTGCATTACCATCAAATGATAAGCCTGGTACATTTGCTCGTATAACATTATACTGAACATTGGGTAATTTCATTATATCAAATCTAAACTGTGTATTATTTGCATAGTCTATATTTGATGGTTGTCTTGCAAGTGGGTTAAAATCTACCATAGTATTTTCCTTTTATGATACTATTTATACACAAAAAAAAAAGACCCACTTTTTAGGGTGGGTCTTTAGTGCGAGGTATATTATTTTATTATTATAAAATTACTATTATACTAAATTAGTAACCTTTACTCTACGATAGTAGACATTAGCATTTGCAG